GACACACCATGACATATTTCCTACTAGAGTGTATGAGTATCGTTTAGATGATGATCAAGCGATAGATCAAGCACTTGAGTTTATTAAGACTCTTGATATGCAAATGTATAATTACCCTGCAGGTGTTCGCACTAGCAGAGGTGACATACATAAGGAACCAGAAATGGAACCTTTAATTAATTTCTTTTTAGATGCTGTAGATGATGTCAGATCAGAACTTTTCCTCCAAGTCGAAGAACTCAGAATCTCCCTCGCATGGGCAAACTTCTCACCCTCTGGATCAGGGGCTGGTCATCCTTTGCATCGCCACCCTTATAGCTATCTCTCTGGGGTCTTCTATTTTACAGAAGGTTCGGACACTGTTTTCCAAGACCCAGTAGATATAAGGAACCTCGACACACTCGAAATAATTCGTGATGATTTTGGTGGTCCTTATGAAAACTTCCAAGCAGAACGTGGTAAACTATTAGTATTTCCTGGTTGGTTACGTCACTTTAGTAATCCTAATCCAGAAGGTACTGATAGATACACCATGTCATTTAATACTTTGCCCCATGGTAGAGTGAACGCAGGGCCAATGGGTGTACCCATGGCACAAATGCATGTATTATGAAACTACTGAAGACTCCACTACGCTATCCTGGTGGTAAATCAAGGGCAGCAGCACAGTTATATAAATGGTTTCCTCCTCAAATTGAGGAGTACAGAGAACCTTTCATAGGTGGTGCTTCCATGGCACTATACTATAGTCAGTTACACCCTGACGTACCAGTATGGGTGAACGACAAATATGATTACCTTTATAATTTTTGGAGAGTATTACAATCAGATGGAAAAGACTTATCAGATGCTTGCATCGCTATCAAAAAGGATCATCCTGACCCAATCTCAGCAAAGTCTCTATTTAATGGAGCAAAAGATGAGATACAGTCCGCAGACTCTTTTCGCCAAGCTGTTCTTTTTTGGGTTCTTAATAAGTGTTCTTATTCTGGCTTAACTGAGAACTCTGCGTTCTCTGAATCAGCATCTAATCAGAACTTTTCTCTTAGAGGTGCAGGTAATCTTAGAAAGTATCCAGATATTATAAAGAACTGGACTATTACCAACTTAGATTACAAAGAGTTGATGGAAGATGAACTTGATAACGATCAGCATCCTAATCCATTTGTGTTCTTAGATCCACCATACAAAATCAAATCGTTTTTATATGGTACCAAAGCAGATCTTCATAAGAATTTTGATCACCAGAGATTCTATGATGACTGTAGTGTATGTGCATACAGATGGATGATTACATACAACGTTGACGATGAGATAGAAAAATTATATAGTAACTATAACCAGAAATATTTTACACTAACGTATGGTATGCAGCATCGTGCTAATAATAAGAAGCAAGAACTGCTGATATCAAACTACGATATACAACCACCAAATCCACTTGAGGCATTACTTTATGGCAGAGTTTGAGTTTCCCCTAAAAGATTATCTAAATGGCATCAACCTTAAGATGGGAAAACTTGAGGACAATGAACGTGCTATGAAGAAGTATCCTAAGTATGTGGTTAACAAGATGTTATCTAGTCACATGGACTGTATCATTCATGTCAATGAAATGAATCGATATTATAACTTAGACAACACTCTCCAATATCATTATTTTCTATATAGTATTAGGAAATCAAAGAGATTTTCTCCTTGGCAAAAACAATCGACTGATAATGATTTGGAACTCGTGAAAGAGTTTTATGGATATAGTAATGAGAAAGCTAGAACTGCTCTTTCTATACTCTCAAAAGAAGAATTAGAAGTCATCAAAGCGAAACTTGATACTGGAGGAATAAAATGAGTGACGAGATCAACTGGTCTCAAGATATGATGCTTGAGGTTTCATTAAAAGAACCTGATGACTTTCTCAAAATAAGAGAGACACTTACTAGAATAGGTGTAGCATCAAGGAAAGAGAAGAAACTCTATCAATCTTGCCATATCCTACACAAGAAGGGCAAGTATTACATAGTTCATTTTAAGGAACTGTTTGCACTAGATGGTAAACCTGCAAACATAACTAAGAACGATGTAGAACGTAGGAACAGAATTACAAAACTACTATTTGATTGGGGTCTAGTAGAACTAGCAACTCAACCCACAGAGATAGCACCTCTGAATCAGATTAAGGTACTTAGTTATAAAGACAAAGGAGACTGGACTCTAGAATCCAAATATAATATTGGGAAGAAGAAGGTCGCTGCTGAATGAAGTTTCTTGGATTGAGAATCGATGACCACGATTCCAATGTCACTTACACCGACGGTAAGAAGGTTAAGTATTGTGCAACGGAAAGGTTATACGGTATAAAACATCATGGTTGGGATAACATATGGCAATGGGAAGATGTCCTAAACAAATGGGATATCAAGGTAGAAGATCTTGATGCCATTGCTATCATCACAGATGATATCAATTTCGAACAAGGAGAATCATATAGAGAATTAGAGATGGGGTTTCCCTGCAGGACGTTTGCAGTAGACCACCACTATGCACATCACCTAAGCATCTGGCCAGTTGGGGAAGTACCTCATACTGGTTATGTTTATGATGGGTTTGGTAATGATGACCACTCATTCTCCCTGATACAAGGTGAGAAAGTGTCACTGACTCATACTGCAGAGGAATATGGATCCATCGGTAAGGAGATGGCTAACGTAGGTATACGAGTAGGACTAAAAGCAGACCCACAAGGATTAGATTTAGCAGGTAAAGTCATGGGACTTGCTGCCTATGGTCTTATAGATAAAGAGTACTATGATAAAATATCTCACTACGGTTTTACTAACATAAAAGGTATATGGAATTACAAATCGTGGCATAGAAAGTGGGATAAAGACTTTGATATCAATTGGTTAAGGACAGTTCATGAATACACTGGAGACCAGCTTGCTTTATATCTCAGCCATCCCGTTGGTGGTGATGACATCATTGGGTATAGCGGTGGTGTTGCACAGAATTGCAACTTTAATGGTAAGATCAGGAAAACAGGTCAGCAAGTCCTGATACCACCTCATGCAAATGACTGTGGTTTATCCTTAGGAGCAGTAGAATTTTTAAGAAGAAGGTTCCATGAAGAACCATTTAGTAATGAAGGGTTCCCATTCTGGCAAGATGATGAAGCACCAGAGGATGAACCAGACGATAGGACTATAGAGAAGGCAGCACTACAGTTAAGTCTTGGTAGGATAGTAGCTTGGTATCAGGGACATGGTGAGATTGGTCCCCGTGCTCTAGGGCATAGAAGTATTTTGATGCAAGCAAGGAACCGCAGGGCCAAGCAGTTTCTTAACGAAAGAGTCAAGCATAGAGAAGGATTCAGACCATTTGGTGCTGCTGTACTGAAGGAAGATACCTCTAAGTATTTTGATTACGATGGTGACTCCCCGTACATGAACACATCAGTACCCGTATTAGATAAAGAACTCACATCAGTCACACATGTAGATGGATCTTGTAGGATTCAGACAGTTGATGGTGATGATAGTTTTGCTAGACTCTTAAGGAAATATAAAGAGATCACAGGTGATTCTGTTCTTCTTAATACTTCCTTAAATATCGGGGGATCGCCCATAGCGTCTAGGATTTGGGAGGCAAAGGAGATGTTTTCTAAGAAGGGTATAGACGATTTAGTAATTGGTAATAATTTATTTGATAAATAGGCTCAGAGGTTGTGATGATCTATGGCTGAAATAAAGAAAGAGGAGAAGAAAGGTATCCTCGGTAAAATAAAAGAGAAGGTTGACGATAAGGAGGAACAACTCCTATACTTAGCGACACTTATAAGAGTGATCGTTCTTGTTTGGTCCGCAGGAATTTTAACTTTAAACTACGTTAAAATACCAGGTTACGAACGAGGAGAAAGAATTGATCCAACCTTCATAGCTTCGGTGTTCACTGGAACTTTAGCTACTTTTGGCGTACAGGCTGGGGGTAAGAAAAAGAACGGTGACAATGGTGGTGGAGCTAACATATCTAAGAAGGATATGGAGTTTCTTATAGCTAAAGCATCAGAAACAGCACCTGCACAGACCATTAGAATAGAGCAAGGTCCTGTGAAGATCGTCCCAGATACAAAGTAAGACAATGAACAAGTGGATTGGAATTAGTCTAGGAACCGTCTTTGGTATATCACATATCGGAATGATAGGTTTACTAGCAACTAGACAAAATAGTAAGGTACCATATATCAACCCACCAGTGGGTGACTATACTTCCTATGTTGTCTCAGCATCAGAAGATGGATATAAGATCAGTTACACTGCTAACGATCCTAAGACAATGCATATCACTAAGGACATCAAGAAGAAGGGTGGTTTCTTAGGACTAGCAAACAATACAATTCAGACTGTTGAGGAGTATGTCATGGATGGACAGACCAATCAGGGAGGTCCAGTTTCTAACCATAGATCATGGCAAGATCCATCTACTATCGTAGAAGGTGCTGCAGGTGGTGCTGTGGGAAAGTTAACTGCCAAGACCGTCGAGTGCATCGAGGCGGTAGGTGGTGGAAAACAGACAGGAAGACTTGTCGGAACTAGCGTTGGTACTGCTGTTGCTCCTTCTGTAAGTGGAATACCATTCGTAGGATGGTTAGCTGCAGGTTGGGTTGCAATGTTTGGTGGCAACCAAGGTGCTGAGATCGGTGGTAACATGGTTTCAGAACTTAACGATGCTTGCGAGGAACCCTTGCAATAAATAAATGGACATGTTATCATTGTCCATGGACTACGATGATATTAAATCATATTACGAATTGATTACTGAAAACGAACAACTGGAAAGTATGATTCACATCTACCAAGAGGAGATCGAACTAAGAGTCAAGGAGATTGACGATTTAAAAGAAGAAATTAAATTTCTAAGGAAGCAACTAGAGTATAAAACTCTAGGGTTTCCAGAACACGACAACGAGGATTATTGATCATGCAAAAAATTATTAATGGAATTGCCATCTTCTCAGGTGCTGTAGCACTTGGTGTAGTTGGTCTTGGTGGATATGTATTCATCAGAAAGGATGCTATTATAGAATCAACTAAAGTAAGAGTTGCCGAAGAATTACAAAAGGCATTACCTGGTTTAGTTAAGACAGCATTACCTGCTGTACCTTCAGTTCCTACACAAACTGGACCTGCATTACCTGCACCTAGTAACCCTATACCATAAATGTCTGACCCTATACATGATATATTTGTAAGGGTACAGGAGATTAATACAATACAACCCCCTAATGTACCCAATGTACAGGTCGATATCCCAGTGATAGAGATCAGGGGGTCTTTTAATGGAGAGATACAGGTACAGCGTAATGAGGCACCTATTGTCAATCAGGTTACAGTTCCAGTTGTTACTGAACTAGGTAAACCTATTGTTAATATACCTGGTTGTGTGGAAGCACACAAAGATAATACAGGAAAGAATGAGAATCTAGTAGATGATGATCCTAAAGGTGTACAAACATTCTGTGACGCAGGTACACCGTCATTTAATCCTATAGATTATGTTTCAGATGACTTAGAATTTCAGCAAGAAGAATATAAACCAGACTTTAAGATAGAACCTCCACCAATGCCACCTCCACCAGAGGTACCAGAGACCCCTTGTGTTAGACCTAAGGTTAGAGACCCTATCACTAATCAATGTGTAGATAAAGTAGAACCACCAACAGAACAAGTCATAGAACAACCTGCAGAACCAATTGTCATCAGTGAGTATATTCCAGAACTCTCTGTGGTCACAACTACAGCAGCGATTGCTACTACTGCAGCAGCGTCAGCGTTGTTAGCAAAACCTCTTGCCGATGCTTTGATGAAAGTATTTAAACCACTGGCTAAGAAAGGAGTTGCTAAGGTCAATGCAATACTAGGAAGGACTCCTCCTCATATTAATAGGTGGGAGATCAAAGCAAATGAGTATAGAGAAAAGAAAGGTTTACCTCCCCTTAAGAAACAGAAAAAGAAGAAGAAGGACTAGGCATAAATTTTTGTGACAAAATGGTGGTTTCCTGACTAAATAATGGCAGTCAGGGAAACCTACACACGGAGCAACAAGATGCACTGAAACCCCTCTATATTATGGGTTTAAAGATAGGAGTAAGACCATGAAAATATCTCATAATCAGTTAGCACAATGGAATCATGTTGAGACGCTACCCCTGTACAATGCTACAGACGACCTAATAGACGACTACTTCGAATGTCTAATTGATTGCGATAGCACAACGAACAGTTGTAGGAAAATATGTTCCGATCTCCTGAGATAGATTTAAAATAACAAAGACCCCCTAGGGGGTCTTTTTTTATTTCGGTTTGTCTTTAGTCTCTAGTTCGAAGTTCTCGTTTGGTCCGAGGTTCTCCCGTTTGATCAACGTAGCGTTCCCGTTCTCATCGTATGAGAATGTAGATACTTCAGTACCATTAGTCTTGATCTCAAATGTAACTTGCTTTAATTGTTTGTTACCGTCCTTATCTATCTCCACTACAGATGTTTGCTTAGGTTCCCAGTTGAGGAACTGCTGTGGTATGGAGTGGGTGTGACCATCCTTATGTTCGTTACCTACTATAGTATGGTTAGCTACAACTACATCAGCACATACCTTAGCATATTGTGTACCTGGAGCGAAGGATATGCCTTTCTGAATCAATTCTCCACAATTCTTTAGCCTTGCGATCTCAAAGTCTAACCGCTTGTTAGCCAATACTTGTTGTTGTAAGGCTATCTGTGTATTAAAGGCGTTCTTACAACCCTGTTGTAGTTGTCTGTCTAGGGGTATAGAAACAGTAGCACTGATACCTACGGATAGGTTGGTATTATTTTTCTGACCAGTTCTTGTTGGAATATAGTAAAGAACCTCACCTGGATTATCGGGAATACCGTCATCATCATTATCTGCGTTATTATAAACAGGGTCATTATAGTACGATTCATAAGGATGCTGTTCAGATAACGCCCCAGTGACGAATGGAGTAATATTGAGGGTAGGTCCTTGACATGATATACCACCACCATACTGGTTGTTTATATATGGACCTTGTAAAACTTGTATTGCCTGGTTGGTTACTGAGCCTGAAGAGTTGGCGATTGGATTGGCAGTCGCAGAAACACCACCTACGTCTGTAGCCATAGCAGCAGGAGAACATGTAAGTGCTGCTATTACTGGGAGAAGATACTTGTTGTATCTGTGACGCTTGTTACGGTGGTTTGTCTCTGGATCACGGTCTGGTTGGAGATCCCTGGTCCTTGATATGTATTTGTGAGTTGGAAGGCAGCTCCTGGTGTCGTTATGGTGTAGTTCCCTAGTGTTGAGAGATCTAGACCATGCGTAGTTTGGGGTGTAGTTCCCGACGTTCCAAGAAGGTCTATGCTTCCTGATGTCGTCACTCCATCTGGTAAGATGCTTTCGCCATTGTGGGAAACCCCTGTCCCTGTCACTGAATATTGCCATCCTGTATTATAATCTATAGAATTTATGGTCTCCGTCACCGTAGAAGTAGTCTCGGTGTGGCTAGTCATGGAGCCTTGGGTGAAATTGGGGACCACGGGCACCGCCATCACTGGGGTACCTAGTGACATGATAGTAAGACTAGCTACTACTACCTTCTTCATTATATATATCCCTAATTTATGGTGAGTTCAGATACGAATTGACCTGTAGCTGTAGTTCCAGCTCCACCAGCTGTTATTGTCATTACACCTGCTGAGGTTATAGTTCCTGCAAGGGTTCCTGCGACACCGCCACTTTGCGTAGTTGTGATACCGAAAGCTGGCATGTCTGCGACAACACCTGAGGTCACGTCTACACCACTACCGATAGTATTTACAGAATCACCTGCTGTGAAACTTTCCGTAAAGCTGAAAGCTGCCCCTGTAGTATTAATATCGTATGTACCTGCGTCAAGTGTCGCTGCTGCTGTACCACTTGGTGCAGTTAGCTTACCGAAGTGATCGTCTGCTGATGCCACTTTGATATTGTTACCACTTACACTGTAAGTACTACCTATTCTTGTACTCTGTGTTGCTGCCCCATCTACAGTTAACTGTGTACTGGTTGTCAATCTATGAACTAGATCGGCATTCGCAGCCGTAGGCAACAACATTCCCATACCAAGAAGTAAAACTAATTTCTTCATTGTTCTCCATTGGAAATATCCTAGCTCTATTTATCAAAAAAATAACTGTTCACCAGGTACATATACGGATACCCCCCGTAACGTTGCGGTTTATACCATATACAGCGTTTGGGAACCCTGCTATAAATATATGTGGATGCCGAAAGGATCCACAATCAAACAAACTCGCTTACAAAGGAGACTATTATGACAAATTTAGCAAGATATCGTGCAGCTGATCTACCTGCCTTGATGGATAAGATCAACAAGTATGGTATAGGACTCGACAGTTACTTCGATCAGTTCTTTTCCTACAATGAGAACAGTAACTACCCACCCTATAACCTAATCCATCTGAATAATCACGAAAGTAGATTAGAAGTAGCACTAGCAGGATTTAAAAAGGAAGAAGTTAAAGTCTACACAGAGTATGGTAAACTCTATGTGTCAGCAGAGGTAGAAGATAAGAAGGAAGAGGGAGAATTCATGCATCGTGGTCTTGCCAAGAGATCTTTCACTAGAATGTGGCAGATGTCTGAAGATGTAGAGATCAAACATGTTGACTTTGATAACGGATTACTTAACGTATTGTTAGGAAAGATCGTTCCAGAACACCATGCTCGTAAAGATTACCTCTAAATAGAAACAGTTACAATCTTCCCTATGGGTAAGATAATGAGTCACCCTCTATGGATGCTACCAGTCATAGTTCTTGGCAGTCTAGCAATGATAGAGGGTATTCATACAGGTGCACACCTGCACATGAAAATAGATGCTGATGCATACTGTAGAAACAACGCTGAATGGGTAGAATCAAATACATCTGTTGATGATTATTGACATATACATACTATTATGTTACTATAAACCCTAGCAGAGAAGAACAAATGAGAGCTTCAGATATCGATCTACAAATAGATCCTAAACCTACTCCTGTACCTAACCCTGTTGGGTCGGAAGTTCATCTGACTCCTGGATTATATCCAGAGGGAAGTGATGGAAGCACATTTAATATTGAGTACTCAGATCCACAGCACGTTCAGATTATTGATGCTGTTACTGAACTGAATACTAAACTGGATCATGTTCTAGAACATCTCCATACAATAGAATCAATGGCACATCCAAAACCTACTGGGGCAACTCAGCAGAGGAATGAGGATAGATTAACTGCTCTTGAGAAAGAAGTAGGAATCTAAGGTACTATATAATATAACAACTGAAGAGACCCCAGAGGTCTCTTTTTGTTTGGGAATAACACTATGAACATGTATGTAAACCTGTGCCATCGGTACAATGAGAAGGCAGAAACCCTAACTGTGGACATACCACCTGAGTATACTGAAGAGTTTATGCAGATGGTACACATCCTCGCAGAGGAAAAGAATATCTCTGCAAGAAGATCCTTTACTGACTTAGTAAAGACAACATTTAATCAACTAATGGAGAAAGACTATGAGCGTAAGGGTCGTAAGAATGCAAAACGGAGAGGACGTTATAGCTGACGTTAAGGAGATGCGTAATCAAGATGGTACACCTCTTGCTTACAAGTTAGACTTTGCCTATGCACTTACGCTACAACCTAACAAATCAATGCTATTAGAAGAAGGTGAGTCCATGTCCATGGATAACTTGGACGTTGAGTTCCAAACCTATGTGCCACTTTCTAAACATTCATATATCATGGTACCGATACCCTCGGTTGCATTAATATATGAACCACATGACAACCTTCTGTCCAAATATAATGAACTACTAGAAGAAAATGCTAAAGATACTGATACTACAATCAAACCCCCTGATACACCTGATGGGAATGATGACAGAGTTGGATGAAGAACCATCTATTCTGATAGAAAATTGCATGATGATCACTAAGGAAGGTGCAGTAGAGAAGTATCCTTTGCATACGGATCAACGTGACTTGTTCTTGACAAGTGACAATGTTTTTACTATAATTGATCCATCTCCTGAAATAGCGGAGAAGTACAGAGCACTTACTTAATGGGTTTTTATACAGACGTATTACTTCTTGGTGATGATATCCTTTACCGAGGGTATGAAGATGGTGATGCCATCACTTATCGTGAGAAGATCAGACCCCTGTTATATTTTGTACCTCAGGATCAAACCAAGAAGTCAAAATATAAAACTCTAGATGGTCGGTATGCTCATCCCAAAAGGTTCGATGGAGCTAGGGATGCTCGTTCTTTTATTGAGAAGTACGAGAATGTGGAAGGTCTAGAGGTGCATGGGTATGATAGATTTGTATATCAATTCATAGCAGATAAATTTCCTGATGAGATTGATTTCGATATGGATCTGATGAAGATCTATACGATTGACATCGAGGTCGCATGTGATAATGGATTCCCTTCTGTAGAGGAGTGTCGTGAAGAGATGCTTTGTATTACGATGAAGAATCTCATCACCAAGAAGATTACTACTTGGGGTACTCGTGAGTTCCAAGGGGAACATGAGTACAGGTTATTTAATACGGAATCAGAGTTGTTAGAGGACTTCCTACAGTGGTGGGTCTCTGAAACTCCTGATGTCATTACTGGATGGAACTGCAACTTGTATGATATTCCATACATTTGTCGCAGGGTCGAGCGTGTGTTAGGTGAGAAGTGGAAGAAGTCTCTGTCTCCGTGGAACAGAGTATTGGATCGAGAGATAGTTATCAGGGGTCGTAAGCAACTTGCATATGATATTGCAGGTGTTACGGTCCTTGACTATCTTGATTTGTATCAGAAGTTTACTTATTCAGCACAAGAGTCATATAGACTAGACCATATTGCATTCGTAGAACTGGGAGAGAACAAACTAGATCACTCTGAGTTTGAGAACTTTAAAGCATTCTATACAAATGATTGGCAGAAGTTCGTAGAATATAATATTCATGACGTGGAACTTGTTGACCAGTTGGAAGGCAAGATGAAACTGATTGAGTTAGCATTGTCCTTAGCATATGACGCTAAGGTTAACTTGTCTGATGTGTATTCACAGGTGCGAATGTGGGACACATTAATATACAACGATCTTAAAAAGAGAAACGTTGTTGTGCCACCGAAAAGAGGAGAACGTAAGAATGAACAATACGCAGGTGCCTACGTCAAGGAACCTAAACCAGGTATGTACGATTGGGTCGTCAGTTTTGATCTCAATAGTCTGTACCCTCATCTCATCATGCAGTACAACATTAGCCCAGAAACCTTGGTGGATAGAAGACATCCATCCGCATCTGTGGAAGGATTGCTCTCTAGAGAAGTACAAGTCTCTGGAGATTTTGCAGTGTGTGCCAATGGAGCACAATATAGAAGGGACATCCACGGTTTTCTTCCCGAAATAATGCAAAGGATCTACGATGAACGTACGATCTATAAGAAGAAGATGATACAAGCGAAGAAGGACTATGAAAGTTCTCCTTCCGATAAACTTAGGAAAGATATTTCTAAGTTTAATAACATCCAGATGGCAAGAAAGATCCAACTTAACTCTGCCTATGGTGCTATTGGTAACCAATACTTTAGGTATTATAATCTTGCTAATGCTGAAGCAATCACATTATCAGGACAGGTCTCTATCAGATGGATAGAGAACAAGATGAATGCTTACCTCAACAAATTATTAAAGACAGATGATTACGATTACGTTATTGCTAGTGATACTGATAGCATTTACTTACACCTTGGTCCTTTGGTGGAGAAGGTATTCCAGAGCAGAGAGAAAAGCGATCAGAGCATACTTAGGTTCCTTGAGAAGGTGTGTGACGTGGAATTTGAGAAGTATATTCAGAATTCTTACGAAGAACTGGCCACCTATGTAAACGCATACTCTCAGAAGATGGTCATGAAGAGGGAGAACATTGCCAACAAAGGTATATGGACTGCCAAGAAACGATACATCTTAAATGTATGGAATAGTGAGGGTGTTCAGTATGCTGAACCTAAACTAAAGATGATGGGTATCGAAGCAGTTAAGTCTTCTACACCTATGCCATGCAGAGGTGCTATTAAAAAAGCACTTGAGTTGGTTATGACCAGTGATGAATCTGATGTACAGAAATTCATTTCACAATTCAGAAAGAAGTTTGAGTCTATGCCACTAGAGGATATATCATTCCCTCGTAGTTGCAACAACTTAGAAAAGTTCACATCAACCAAGGACATATATGGTAAGGGATGTCCTATCCATGTTCGTGGATCTCTACTTTATAATCATTATGTAAAGAAGCATAAGATCCAAAACAAATTTCCATTCATCCAAGAGGGTGAGAAGATCAAGTATCTATACCTTAGGAAACCCAACCGCATAGGAGAGAATGTTATTTCATTCTTCCAAACATTGCCTAAGGAATTCGAGCTTGACGGATCAGTGGATTATGAAGTACAATTTGACAAGAGTTTCTTGTCACCTGTCAAGGTTATCCTTGATGCTATAGGTTGGGCACCAGAAAAACAAGTTACATTGGAGCATATTTTCGGATGACAAGTTCATTTTTGCAGGACATTGCAGGAGAGATAGGTAATGAATACGCTAGTATCGTTAGTGATGGTGTCGCTTCTGGTGACACAAATAATTTTATCGACACGGGCAGTTACCTCTTTAACGCTCTTGTCTCAGGAAGCATCAAAGGAGGTGTTCCAGGGAACAAGATCACAGCTCTCGCAGGTGAGTCGAGTACAGGCAAAACTTATTTTTGTCTTGGGATTGTACAGTCTTTCCTCAACGACCATAGTGATGGTGGGGTTATTTACTTTGAGTCTGAGAGTGCTATAAGTAAAGAAATGATTGAGAGTCGTGGTATCGATTCTAATCGTATGATGATCGTACCTGTTGTAACTGTACAGGAGTTTCGTCAGCAAGCAATTAAGATTATTGATAAGTATCTGGCACAGAAAGAAGAAGAACGTAAACCATTGATGTTTGTGTTGGATAGTCTTGGTATGTTATCTACCAGTAAAGAAGTAGAAGATACTGAAGCAGGTAAAGATACTCGTGACATGACTAGAGCACAGGTTGTTAAGTCTATCTTCAGAGTTCTTACTCTCAAATTAGGTAAAGCAAACGTACCTATGATTGTTACTAACCATACCTATGATGTAGTGGGTGCTTATGTACCTATGAAAGAGATGGGTGGTGGTAGTGGTCTTAAGTATGCAGCATCTACTATCATATACCTTAGCAAATCTAAAGAGAAAGATGGTAAGGATGTGATCGGTAACATTATCAAATGTGAGACTAAGAAGTCTAGGTTCACCAAAGAGAATGCTAAGATAGAATCAAGACTATTCTATGATGAGAGAGGACTTGATAAGTATTATGGTCTTCTTGAGTTAGGAGAGAAACACGGAGTGTTTACAAGAATAGGTAACAGATATAAGATGGGAGAATCTAATCTATATCCTAAACAGATCTTGAGTAACCCAGAGAAATATTTTACACCCGAAGTTCTACAGGCATTAGATGAAGTCGCTGCTAAGGAGTTCGGATATGGATCTTAAAGATTATGTCAGACACTATCCTCTGGCATTAGATCCTAGTCTTTGTCGTAATATTATTGATCTAGGAAAGAAAACTGAACTAGAAAGGTGGGAGCAGAAGGGTAGACCTCAATGGAATATGTTTAACATTACCCATGAGATAGAGAAAGAAAATCCTAAGGATGAATGGGTCAAGATTCATCAACAATTAATCCAATACATTAAACGTCTCTCTGAGATCTATATGGCAGAGGTTAATTGTAAGGACTTCTGGCCAATAGAAAATTCATTTGAGCAAATTAAACTCAAGCACTATGATAAAGAAAAGAATGATAGGTTTGATCTACATGTGGATGTAGGTAACCATGATAGTGCTAGAAGATTCCTTGCCTTGTTCTTTTATCTTAATGATGTTGACAAAGGTGGAGAAACATGCTTTCATAATATAGATTACAGCGTCCAACCAAAGGAGGGTAGTGCCTTAGTATTCCCTCCTTCATGGATGTTCCCTCACTCAGGAAAAGCACCCCTGTCTCATGACAAGTGGGTGGTCAGCACTTATTTACACTACCTCTAATGCAAAAGATCGAAGAGATCACCCTCAGTAAACTCATCCTTGATGAGAATTATTGTAGGCAAGTCATGCCTTTTCTTAAGGATGATTATTTTGACACCATTAATAATAAGGTTTTGTTTACTGCTGTACAGGAGTATGTACAGGAGTTCTCTGCAATGCCTGAACCTCAGGCACTTAAGATTGAGGTAGAAAAGAGGAGAGATATAAGTGAAGAAATCATTAAGGAGATCGAAGATTTCCTAGATAATAGGATTGATAGAGATCATTATAATAAAGATTGGTTATTAGATACAACAGAAAAGTGGTGTAAGGAACGTGCTATCTACCTTGCTCTCATGGATAGTATTAAGATTGCTGATGGTCAGGATAAGACACAAAGTAAGGATGCTATTCCACATATCATGTCGGAAGCATTAGGTACAAGTTTTGATGACACAGTTGGACACGATTATATTAGAGACGCAGACGAAAGATACGATTTCTACCACACCATTGAGGAAAAGATTCCGTTCGATCTGGAACTCCTCAACAAGATTACAAAAGGTGGTCTTCCTAACAAGACTCTCAACATTGCTCTTGCAGGTACTGGTGTGGGTAAGTCTTTGTTTATGTGCCATTGTGCTAGCTCTAGTTTACTCCAAGGTAAGAACGTTCTCTATATTACTTTGGAGATGGCTGAAGAGAAGATTGCAGAAAGGATAGATGCTAACTTACTTAATGTACCTATCCAACAACTCCAAGATCCACTCTTTAGTAAGGCACAATTTAGGACTAAGATAGACAAGCTAAATAAAAAGACACAAGGCAGACTTATCATTAAGGAATACCCAACTGCATCTGCTCATGTCGGTCACTTTAAGTCACTGATCAATGAGTTAGCAATGAAGAAAGGGTTTAGTCCTGATATTATATTCATAGATTACCTTAATATATGTTCGTCATCTCGTTATAAAAATACAATTGTTAATTCTTACACGTTCGTTAAAGCAATTGCTGAGGAACTTAGGGGTCTTGCGGTGGAAGCGAATGTCCCAATCGTCTCAGCTACTCAGACTACTCGTTCTGGATATGGTAGTTCTGACGTGGATCTTACTGACACCAGTGAATCCTTTGGTCTCCCTGCTACTGCTGACCTCATGTTTGCTCTTATTAGTACAGAGGAGCTCGAGGGAGTAAATCAAATAATGGTTAAACAATTAAAGAACCGTTATAATGATCCAACAGTTCACAAAAGATTTGTCATAGGTATTGACAGATCAAAGATGAAGCTGTATGATTGTGAACAGCAGCAACTTACCGACTCAGGTAGTGAAGAAGAGGTCTTAGAGATTGCCAAGACCGCAACCAAATTCGATTCATTTAAAATATGAGCAAGAAGCACTCCCACGGTCATGGACATGACCACGACCACGAAAATGAAGTACCTGGTCCTGTACCCTTTGACCCTGCATCAACTGACAATGCACAGAAAGTAGCAGAGGAAATGAATAACTCTGCACAAGATGCCAAAGATGATATGGCAGAAGGTGCTAAGAAAATTGCAGATGAAACACCTAAAACTCCAGAAGATTTTATTAAACAGAAAGGGTTTACTGCATGGCAAGCAGCAGAGAAAATTAGAAGCGATGAAAAGAAGAAGAAGGACAAGACTAAGTTTCAGATAGACTTAGACAAGTACATGGACTTCCAAGACAAGACTTGTTCTGATGCTAGTAAAGATAAGATACAATACATTGATAGGTTGAGACAACTATCTGAACAGGGATGTGACATTGCTCGTTTAGATACTGCATCTCAAGGACTAACTGCTGAAGCAGGTGAGTTCTGTGAGATCGTTAAGAAGTTAAAGTACCAAGGGAAACCTTGGAACGATGCTAACAAAGAGCATCTTATCAAAGAGTTAGGTGATGTACTATGGTATGCTGCGTGTGCAGCAAGGGCACTTGACATCCGTTTGGATGAAGTGTTCTATACTAACTCACTTAAACTTGCTGCTAGATATCCTGGTGGTGAGTTCTCAATCGAAGAATCAGAAAATCGTAAGGAGGGAGACATTTGATTTATGTGATGGGTGCACTCGCTACCATCGTACTAATCTTCGTAATATATACAATGTATAAGTACTGGGTATGAGGAGTGAAGCGTGGAAGGTCTGGAAGTATGCTTTAGGTTCCTTCCAAGATGAAACCACAAAGAAGTATGATGATATTATCTGCATCATCAGAACTTTTATTTTTATACAGTTAGTAATTACTAACTGTTTTATTATCGCAGGTAACATTCGACATTGGAACGACAATCATGGCACTGAGTCAACAAGTAGAAGAATCATTAAGAGAGGCACAGGAAGACCTTCGGAATGCACTATCCTTTTCTTCGAGGACGGAACCCCCGTATGTGAATAAGCATATAGCAAACATTCTTGCAGAGATCGAGAACCTAGTACAGGTTACCGAACTTGTAGAAAACATAGATGAGGTAAGGCATGGACTTAAAGGTAACCAATGAAGAGTTTGATACTATTATAATGAACCTTTGGATGCACCGTAAGAGTGATAGAAAAACCAAAGAGTTATATAATAGACTGAAAACTGAGCAGAAGGATCCTGAGTCAACATACACACCATCATATTATCAATAAATAGAGGGGTAATACCCTCTTTTTTCGTGGCTACTCTTAAGTCTAAAACTTCTGACAAGCAGATGACAGGATACCAAAAGTATATCCAGAACAATCCTGCGTGGGCAGAAATAGAATTAAAAATAGATAGACAAACTACTTTCCACGAGTCTAGGTTCTTTAAAGAGAACAAGACAGATACTTGGAATCCATTACCTTCCGATACAACGTTAAGGATACTGGAAAATCGTTTAGATATGGTAGGTAGATTAGAAGTTCTTAAGTGTAGAGCAGATGGAAAGGTTGGGTATATTCCTATCAATAGGATTAGGAAACCACAGGCAGGTGCTGACGTTCTGAGTTCACAGAGGTTGGCAATGGAACAACTTGGTAATTTATTACAGAGATTTGTTAGAGCAACTGGTCCTATAACTATATGTCTGAACAACGGACATAAGTTTCCTAATTGTTATGATGTGGAGGAGGTATCAACTCGTATCAATGGTAGGGATGCTAAGTCCGACTTTAATATTGTTGATCCTGATGGTAAGCCAGTTCTATTCATATCACATAAGAAGACAGGATCTGCTAGTGACTATCAGCAGTATGGTGGTGTCTCTCCTACATCTGGTAGTAGGGCAAATAGAAGGTTGATTTATGATCACACAGAGGTGCAAAGATTTATGAGAGAGTTGTCTAAACCAGAGCATCATAATGGTGTAAGACTTATTGGACCACGATGGGCCAAAGTACAAGATGTCACACTGGCAGCCCAATCCTGCTTTGGTCCCGACTATAATAGTGGTACGTTTGGTGACGACAATGTACACATCATTGGACAAGGTGAACCAGAACTCACATGGAAAGGGGAAGAAATATGTTACACTCTAACCTTTTCTAGTCACATGTCATACTGGACTAACCCTCAAGCACTTATGGAACACCCAGACTACGCACCATATCTCTGTGCTACATATAGAGCAGGACGTGGATGGGATACTGCGGATGTTGTAGATGAAGATGGTACTACCATAGAAGATGGTCAACGATATGATGGTGCTCGTCTTGGGATATATCCTTGGGCATTTATTAGAAACCGTGGAGGAAATCAAGAAGTATAATGGCAAAGAACACACACTTAGAACATCTGGAAGATGAACTTATTAATAATGGGTATGCAGGTGGTCTTAATGCAATAAAATTTTTAGAGTCCCTTCGTGACATGCTAGGGACACAGGTTACAGGTACTAGGATCACAACTAAATGGGACGGTGCACCTGCTATTGTATGTGGTACTGATCCAGAGTCAGGATTATTCTTTGTAGGAACTAAGTCTGCATTTAATAAGATACCTAAGATAGCATCATCAGATGCTGAGGTTGACTATCACTATCCTGGTCCTATTAATGGCATCCTAAAGACATGTCTAGAGCAACTTAAGAAACTACCTATCCAAGGTGTACTACAAGGTGATCTACTATACACATCCACACCTGGTCTAGCCAAGATGGGTGGTATTAATGGATATAAATTTAGACCTAATACTATTACATACTTTGCACAAGAAGGTAGTGAACTAGGTAATAAGGTTGCTGCATCTAAGTTAGGTATAGTATTTCATACAACATATGCAGGAGCAACTATGGGAGAGATGTCAGCATCCTTTGGTGCAAATGTAGCAGGACTACAAGGTGTACCTGACGTAGCAGTATTATCTTCAGACTTCCAGACTACAGGTAAGGAGGTTACTCTAACTGCTATGGAGAAAGCAGCAGTTAATAAGAATATAAATTCTGCTAAGACTAGCATGACTAAGGGTAGAAACTTTCTTGACCTCTTAGGTGGTAAGAAACCATTCGAATACACTGCAATGTTTAAGATGTACTTTAACCAAGTAGTTCGTAGTGGTAACGTTCCATCATCCTCTGCTGTTATGCTTAGGGGGTTTGTTGACTTTGTGTCAGGACGCTTTGACATGGAAATAGCGAAGAAAAAGACCGAGAAAGCAAAGAAACAATGGCAAGAAAAGAAACGACAAACTATTTCATACCTAAATAGTAACAAAACTGCCATACATAGTGCTATGAATGCCTTTACTGCATTGATGACTGCTAAAAACATCATCATCGGCAGACTACAAAAGGTTAAAGGCATTGGTACGTTTATAGAGGATGAAGATGGGTACCGAGTAACAAGTCCTGAGGGATTCGTTGCTATTAAAAACGGTACTGCTATGAAACTGGTCGATAGATTAGAGTTCAGTCGTGCTAACTTCACCGTTGCAAAAAATTGGGGATAAATGTTAACATTTCACGTCTTTATAACTGAAGCATACGATGCTACCAAGAAAACCAATCCGAAAGCCAAACCTGCAGGTAATGGTAAAGCGGATAGGATGGCTGCAGACAAACACGTTGCTATAACCTTCGGTAGATTTAATCCACCACACGCAGGTCATGGTAAGATGCTTGATGCTGTGCAGAAAGCAGGTGGTGACTCTGGTAACTACAGGATCTATCCTAGTAGGACACAGGATCATAAGAAGAACCCTCTAAGTGCTGATCAAAAGGTTGATCACATGCGTAAGATGTTTAAGAATCATAAGGATAAGATCCAAAATTCTGAACAGCATAGAAATATATTTGATATCCTTCGTGACCTCAATGATGAGGGGCATGAGCATGTCACTATGGTAGTAGGTGATGACCGTGTAAAAGAATTTCAGAAGTTAACTGACAAGTATAACGGTAAGCACTATAACTTTAAGAGTATTAATATAAAGTCTGGAGGAGCAAGAAACAAAGACTCCGAAGACCCTGTAGAAAGACTTTCAGCATCAGATCAGAGGAAACATGCGTCAGGTGATGACCATGATAATTTCCATCTAGGTATGCCTAAAGGTTTTAGTAAGGCACACTCTCTAAAATTGATGGCAGATGTTAAAGCAGGTATGACACCACCTGAGAAACTCAAGAAGGCAAAAGCCAAGCAAGAGAAAGCAAAAACAGAGTCATGGTTGTTTGCACCTAAACTTAACCAAGAAGAATTGAGAGAACACTACATCGAAGAAGAGATCTTTGAGGTAGGTACATTAGTAGAGTATGATGACACTGGTATTCGTGGTACTATTGTTCATCGTGGTAGTAACTATGTCATCCTTAAGGATGAGCATGGTGATGAATTCCGCACATGGCTGCATCATGTAACAGAAGTTACAGATGCTAGTAAGAACAGGAAGGATCAATCAAACTTCTCTGCTGATGATGGATCAGGAAATGATTGGAAAGTTGGTACAGATAAATATCGTCAAGCAGTACAGGATATGACTCCTGGACAAGCAACAACTAAGTTCGGAGTTAAGTTTTCCGACTTTAGAAAGGTTGCAACACCTAAATAATAGTTACGGACTACAATAAAACAATGGCAACTGACATTAAAGTATCTGCTGAACTCATGGGGTATACCCTTGATGAACAGATGACAATCCTAAAGCACGTTGATAGAGAGTCACAAGCTCCCTCAAAACGTATGCAGGAAACAGTTGATAAGATCATCAAGATTATAGATGAGGCACCTCTCCAAGATACCTTCGAAGGGTATGGTGGATTTCCTATCGAGAAAGAATTGATCGATAAGAACAAGCGTATCTCACCTGATGATCGTAACATCGGTAGAGTTATCTCACCTGGTGGACAATCAATGGTTATCACTGGTCGTAAATCTGATGGTCGTTACATTGTAGTAGGTAAGAAAGGAGAGAAGACTGCTAAGTATGCAGAAGACATAGGTGTACAAGGTCCTAAGGAGTCTGTTGATATAGATGACTTACATAGATCTATGTTAGAAGCTATGACAGTTACTAACGCTGATAAGAAAGGCAACACCAAAGCATACCAGAATTATAAGAAAGGTATGAAGAAGAAAGATGGCACCCCAATGTATAAGGCTGCCGATCATATGAAAGAAGACACAATCACAGAAATCTCTGCTGACCTCGCACTAAAAGCATCCAAGAAGGCTGAAGTGGAAAGAGGTAAGGCAGCAGTAGCAGGTGATAAAGAGAAGGCTAAGAAGAAACTACAACAGTCTGCTCGTTTATACTCTGCTCAGAAAAAGAAAAGGCTTGGTGAAGAGACTATCGATGATCTTATCGAAAGATACATCGACCTAGATGATGCATACATCGATGAGATTAGTTTCGAAGAACTCGAAACATTATTTGTAGAAGCATTAGAAGAGTTGGATGAAGGTTCACTTAACGAAGCACTCGAAGCTATAGATGGCATAGAGTTGTTAACAGAAGCACCATCAAAGCATTCAGCATTCCCTAATGTTGCAGTACAAGCACCAAAGAAAGAAAAACCAAGAGATGCAGGTGCCATTGCTCGTAAGACATTACAAGACAAGAAACCTAGCAGCAACAACTCTGGTCCTTCTCGTGCAGAGAAAGTGAAGTCAGCACTTAAGAGTGCAGGTTCAGCTGTTAAGAAGGGGTTAAAGAAAGTACCATATCAAGCAGGTAAAGCTGCAGGTACAGCAGTTAACGTTGCTAGTAAGGTGGGTAGTGCTGCTAAGAAAGCTGGATCAGACTTTAAGTCTGGATATAAAGATGCTCGTGCATCTGCTACTAAGAAGAAGTCCAGTGTTTCTACATCATCTAGTTCTAGTACAGACGGAAAACCTAGTGTAACTGGTAACAGTTATGTCTCAGGTTCAGGTCGTAGTGGAGGTTCTAGTTCCTCTAGTTCATCTAGTTCTAGTAGTTCATCATCTGGTTCCTCAGGTGGTGGTTTAAAAGCTGGTATCAAGAAAGTCGTTGGCAAGATTGCCCGTAGTGTTTCTCGTGGTTCCCGTAATGTTGCAAGACGTATGGGAGAGAGTTATGATTGGCGTAAAGAAATGGGGGTTCAGTAATGACATCCAAAGCTCAACAAACACTATTAAATAAGAATGATCGTCGTGACAAGGACAGTCAACATCCTGCTATGAAGGGCGGGACCAAAGTCAAAAAAGGTATCACTATTAATCCTAAGAAGGAGGATCTTATGCAAGAAAAATTAGATCCCGTCGGTAAAGAAGATTCTGACATCAACAACGACGGTAAACACAATCAAAAAGATGACAAGTATCTTAAGTATAGAAGAAAGGTACGCTCTTCAGTCATCAAGAGAAGAGATAAGTTACAGAAAGAAGCACTCGCACTAGCAAAGTCTCGTGTCCCTGATGGATATGATGCTAGAGTTGATATCGAAAGCATCGAACCAATCGAAGAGGTTGCAGTAACAGGTGCTGCTCTACCTGCATCTGTAGGTGCTACTGCTCACAGTAAGACTAGCAAAGCAAAGGAGAATCTTAAGAAGAAGATGCTCCAAGCAACTGCTGAGTATGATAAGAAAAAGAAAGAGGCAAGAAGATGACATCGCTCCTAGAGTGGGATAACGATGCTGCTGCAGATAGGCTTAAATCCTACGCAATAGAAAAAGAAAAGGCAAAAGAAACCAAGTATAAATCCAAGTACGGTAAGAAAAGGTACAAGGAATTTATGGCTAAGGATGCTGATGCCAAAGAGAAACAGAAGAATGCTATCAGGAACCCCAAAGGTGTAAGAGCATTACACAAAGGCAAGTGGGGTTACATGAAGAACCGTAAATTTACAGCAGATAAGTAATGACATACAAGGCACCAGACAAAGTACCATACGATGAATGGTTTGACCTAAACTATAAGTACATACCAGGAAAGACTAAGCATCCGTATGATTCTTGGCCAGTAGCAACCTTACATGAGAAGATGTATCAGTTAAGTATTGCCACACGAGATAAAATGATGGGGTCGGAAGCCTATATAGATTAGTTAACTAAGTTATTATCATGTTAGGTTTTTTACTTCCAATCGCATCAAAAATCATATCAGATGCAGTAGATAAGATCCCCGATGACGCAGAGCTCGGAGAAAAATTAATAGATATCTGCCTTAAGATCATAGGCAAAGCAGTCAAACTTACTAAGACTGATGCTGATGACAAGTTGTTTGCTCAAGTTGAGAAAGCAATTAAGGCTCGCTAAATTATAAATAAATAATAGGATACCAACAACTTTAAGAGGAATTACAATGTCTGTCGTAGGAAAAATTGACGCAGCTGCATTCTCTAACACAATTGGAGTCACTAATGGTGATGCTACTGTGTCTAAGAATGCGGGAGATAGCGTTACCGTGGGTGACGTGCTAGAGATTAGTAGCGTTGCTTATATCGTTAAGCAAGTAACAAGTACAACTAGCATAGAACTACATAAGAACTATGCAGGTAGTACAGCAACTGTTGCTGCTGCTAGTGTAATCAAAAGGACACCGCCAAAGGCAGTGGCTGAGTACGTTATACTTGGAGGAGACTCTAACTCCTACGAATTGGTATTTGTAGATACAACTGAAGATAGCATCGCATCTAACAAGACTCGTGGTATCTCAGGTCCAGGATGGTGGCAGTATCGTACATACCAAACACACAATGGTGACACCAAGCATAAAGCTGAGTGCATCGTACCTCTTAAAGTTGCAGCTGGAACTTCTGGTGATCTTGATGACGATACAATCGCAGCAGATGTACTAGAAACTATCACAGTTGGTACACAACCTGCTAACTCCACCTCATCTTCTGGTGCAGGAACATTCGTTGCTGCCTTCACAGTCGATCAGTCTGGTACAAAGCAGTACAAGTGGCAAAGACAGACAGCTACAGCTACTACACGTTGGGTTGATATCACTGCAAACCTTGACACTGGTATCACATATGCTGACTTCACTACAGCAACACTTGCTTATAGTGGACTAGCAGGTACTACACTTAACGGTTACAAGTATCGTTGTGTTCTAAACACAAGTAAAGGTGCTGAACAGAAGTACACCAACGGAGCTGCTACTCTAACCTTCGGTAGCTAAATAAAACCGAACCATATTATAAGTAATGCGATTTGATCATCTAGATGAGAAGAATCATTTGATGTTCGCAATCAAGTACTACGAGAATCCACAGTCTGTGACTGTGGATGACTTTCTAGAAGATATGAAAAAGTTTAAGTACCTTAAGAGGTTACTTAAGCGTTATCTAAAGACAGGAGTACTGCGTACCACATTGATTCTGAATCACTTAATAGTTTTGTTTAATGTATTTGGTGAAGGTACCCTACCTTTATTAATGTACAAACTTGAGAGGGAATATTACTCCTCTGTTAAAACATTTTTGATATACCTCAGCAGGTATCCCGAAGATGGTAATGAAGGAGTCCTAGAGAATGTACCACTTGATGAAACTATCTACGACACCCTAAGGAAATTGTGATTAACGAAGATGCCCCAACAATGAGTGCAGGTACTGGTGGATTCTCTGGATCTGCTAATGCCAGTGGTCCTGTGGCAGGTTTTGATCCAATGCTAGGTTCTAATAATGAGAAGAAACCTAAGCTGACAAAGCGTAAGTATAAGAGAAAGAATTGTAAAGAAGAAGTTCTTGATGAAAGACTGGGAGGTAAAGGTTACTCTAAGAAAGCCACTAAAGGTGGTGGTGACTGGGAAGACTCAGACAGAGGTGCAGGTAACAAGGCAACTAGAAGAGCAGGTGGTAAGGTAAAGGTAAAGAGTCCTACTTACATTGCTCACGTTAAGAATAAGAATGTTAAAGAAGGACTTGTGGTAGGACACGTCACTCCTAAATCTGAGAAGGAGAATGACAGGTACCTGCCTTTTAAAGTATGTTATGACGGTGCACAGGAGTATGTACTCTATGGTAAGTCCGAAGCAGACATTAAGATACAACTCAGGAAGATCTATAGACCTGAGAATCATAAAAAGATATATGTGAAACGTTTGTATCCCAATCAGGTGATCAAATTTTACTACGACCTGAGGATGAAAGCGTTAAAGAACCAGTAGGATGGAACAGAATATTAACACAGCAATAATAGAGAGGTTAGAACGTGTCGTTGATTCCCTACAGGAGAACTCTGTAAAGATGGGTCAACTCCTTGCTGTGCATAATGAGAAGTTAGAAAAGCAAGATAGAATAGATCAAGTATTATTTGAGAAGGTAGATAGGTTACATGCAGACCTCAACAGAGAAACAGACTCAATCAAACGTGGTTGTGAAAGAGACATCCGTAAAGTCGATGACCGTCTTAGGACGATGGAAAAGAAAATGTGGAGTATCTTTGGTGCTCTTTCTCTTCTATCTTTCCTCGTTAGTCCAGTCGGACAGAGAATAATCCGTCCACTCTTGACAAGTGGAGTAGAAAGTACTATGATATCAGTACCCACTAACACAATGAATGAGTACAGTCGATGACCTCTATATTAATAGGTTATCCATTCGATTAGAAAAATTTAAACGAGTTAAGAACTCACTATACAACTTCCGTTGCCCCTTCTGTGGAGATTCCAAGAAGAATAAGAACAAGGCTCGGGGGTATTTTTTTCTGGTTAAAGGACGTATGGTATATAAATGCCACAACTGTGGTGTTGGAAAGACTACTGCGAACTTTTTAAAAGACTTTGCTCCTGATTTGTATAGTGAATATCAGTTAGAAAAGTATCGTATGAACTCTACTGGTAAGGGTACAACGGTAGAGAAATTTACTATCCCTGACAGTACACCAAAGTTTAAAAAACCACACGATCTCAAATGTATTTCTGATCTAAATAAAGAACACCCTGCAAAGAAATATCTTCTCGATAGGAAGGTTCCAGAGAGTCAACTCTCAAGACTATTCTATGCTGAGAAGTTTAAGACTTGGGTCAACACACAGAAGAAAACGTTTGATAGTCTCCACAATGATCAACCCAGAATTATTATCCCACTCGTTCGTGCAGATGGTACATGGTTTGGCATTCAGGGTAGATCTATGGCAAAGCATACAACGTTACGATACATTACAATAATGTTCGATGACCACCAAAAGGTCTTTGGACTTGATACTATCAATCAAAATGAGAAAGTTTATGTTACAGAAGGACCCTTGGACTCCCTCTTTGTGGACAATGCTATCGCTATGTGCGGTGCCGATGTTGACCTTAGTTCTTGGGATTATGAGTTTGTCTATGTATATGACAACGAACCAAGAAACAAACAGATCATTGAGCGAATGGAAAAATCCATTAGCAAGCAGGATAATATAGTGATCTGGCCAAAAAATATCAAAGAGAAAGACATCAATGATATGGTGTTGGCAGGACTTGACCCTTCTGCTATAATATTATCCAATACATATAATGGTTTGGAAGCAAAACTAAAATTCACAGACTGGAAACGAGTATGATCAGCGTAGTAAAGCGTAACGGTGTAGTCGAACCCCTTAACCTCGACAAACTTCACCGCATGGTGGAGTTCGCATGTGATGGACTCGCAGGTGTATCTGAATCAGCAATAGAGATGAACTCTAACTTGCAGTTCTATGAGAACATCGAGACTTCTGACATCCAAGAGATTCTAATCAGGTCAGCGAATGATCTCATTTCATTAGAGCAACCTAACTATCAGTACGTTGCTGCTCGTTTACTTCTATTCTCTTATAGAAAATCTGTATATAAAGGACATCCAGACAATCCTCCACCTCTTATAGAGCATGTTAAGGAGTGTATTGCTAAGGGTGTGTATGATCCTGACCTCATCAAACAATATTCGGAAGAGGAATGGTCAGAACTTCATGACTTTATTGATTGGGACAGAGATTATCTGTTCACATATGCAGGTCTACGACAGGTCGTAGATAAATATCTTGTACAAGATCGCAGTACTGGTGAGGTGTTTGAGACACCACAGCAGATGTACATGTTAATTGCTGCTACTCTTTTCCAAAACTATTCTATCGAATCAAGAATTGATTATGTCAAACGATACTACAACGCAATCAGCAAACACAGAATCAACATCCCAACACCAGTCATGGCAGGGGTCAGAACACCCATTCGTCAATTTGCATCTTGTGTTCTGGTTGATATTGATGACACCCTCGATAGTATCTTTAGCAGTGATAT